TAATGCTTATGCGGTAAAAGTATGCAAAGGCGATATTAAAGGGCCAGATGGTCAAAAAAGAACTGCTTCTGGCTACACAAAAAGTAAAAAACGTACAACAACAAAGAGAAAACGTGCCACAAAGAAAAAAAAGTAGTCCTAATCCAAGAGCCAAAGGTGGTTTGACTCGTTGGTTCGAGGAAAATTGGGTTGATGTAAAAACTGGTAAACCTTGTGGCCGTCAAAAAGGAGAAAAAAGAGGTTATCCAGCTTGTCGGCCTAGTAAACGTGTATCAAGTAAGACACCTAAGACTGTAGGAGAGATGACGAAAAGTGAGAAAGAGAGGTTTAAACGTGAAAAAACTGGTAAAAAGAAGATAACCTATCAACATAGACGTAGAAAAACTAAAAAAAGGAGTTGAACATGGCTAAATCTGCTGCTATGAGTAGGTGTATGGGTTATGTTTCTACTGTTCGTAAGAACAAAAAGAAAAAATCTACTAAAAAAACAACAAAAAGGAATAAAAAATGATTGAAATCACCGATGAAATGCTTGATGCTATCGAAGCAGTAAAAGGCAAACGAAATCCTGCTCTCTGGGATAACAGATGTCAACAATATATGCTAAATAGCAAGAAAGATACTGTAAAAAAGTCAACAACAAGTTAAACTAATCTTAAATACTCTTTTTTCTTAGGATTATGGCATTTTTTCGTGGAGAGGAAGGTTCTGTTAAATTTAAGAACTCTTCTGGTACAACTGAAGCAGTAGTTTCTACAACTGGTTGGACATTAGATACAACAAAGGACACTTTAGATGTAACTGCTCATGGAGCAACATCAAGAAGTTTTGTTGGTGGGTTAATTTCTGCATCTGGTACTGTTGATTTTCTATATACAGCAGCTAGTAGTAATGAAACTGCAAACTTATTGGCAGATGTTTTAACTACAGAAGATGCTGGTGATGCACAGTTTGAACTATTTTTAGATACATCAGGAAGTAAAAAAGTAAGTTTTAGTGGCATTGTCACAGGAACAAGTCTATCTGCAACAACAGGTGATCTTGAAACTGTAAGTGTGAGCTTTATTTCTTCTGGTGCTATTACCAACGCTGCATAATGCCTAAAGGACCTTACTCATCGAAGCAACGTAAACTTGCTGCGGTTGCTCCACCGAGAGATAAGATCACGGCTGCTGATCTTAAAAAACTACGTTCCAAAAAGAAAAAGAGGAAAAAGAAATGAAACTAACTACTCGTCAAAAAAATAAATTAAAGGAACATTCAGAACACCATAGCGATAAGCACATGGAGTTTATGAAAAGACGTATGAGAGCAGGAGATTCATTTACAGAAGCTCATAAAAAAGCAAAGGCAAAGGTAGGAAGATAATGCCACGAAAAAAAGGAGTCAGTTTAACTTTGGGAAGAGGTGAAAAGTCTAGGAAAGGTGGGCTGACTGCTAAAGGACGAAGAAAATATAACAGAGCTACAGGAAGTAATTTACAAGCACCAGTAACTGAAAAAAACCCAACAGGAAAAAGAGCAGCTAGACGCAAGAGTTTTTGTAAAAGAATGTCAGGTATGCCTGGACCATTAAAAGATAAAAAAGGTAGACCCACTAGAAAAGCGTTAGCATTAAAACGATGGAGGTGTTAATCAATGACTTATGCAATCCCTGGAAATATTAGAACCAACATAGTTTCATCAACTTCAGCAGGAGGAGATGATAGTCCGTTCACTAGAACCAGAGCAGTTCTGGACATGATGAAGGGGTGGGAGATAATGAAAGCTGTTACCGAAGGCACTGACTATCTAAGACAAAACAGCGAAGCATTTTTACCATTAGAACCAAGAGAAGATTATGACGCTTACCTTGCCAGAGTAAACAGAGCAGTATTCAGTCCTTTCACACAAAGATTAATAAGAGCAGCAACAGGTTTAGTTCTCCGCAAACCGATAACACTAACAGGCGATCCATACTGGACAGAAATGTTCAAGATGGATGTCGATGGTTGTAAGTCAGATTTAGATGAATATGCAAGAAGAATACTTATGTGTTCATTAATTTACGGCCAAAGTCATATCCTCGTAGATTATCCAGCACCATCAGGAGCAAGAAGCCTAGCAGAAGAAAGAGCACAGGACCGTAGACCATATTGGATAGAAGTAGATCCCACCAATCTCTATGGCTGGCGATTGGATCGTGAATCAAATTACGGCAATTTGATACAGGTGAGACTAGCTGAGAAAGCAGTATTACCAAGCGGTCAGTTCGGAGAAAAAGTATTTGACCAAATTAGAGTAATCGAACCAGGTAGATATAGAATTTTCCGCAAAACAGAACAGATAGAGGAAATGTATGACGTTGCTGATGGCAGTTCCGTAGGTGATTTTGAAGTAGCAACCACCAATAAAGATTACAAACAGGTTGAATCTGGTAATTTTTCTCTTGGTGAGATACCTCTTGTCACTATTTATTCTGGTAAAACAGAAAATTTAGTAAGTAAACCACCTTTACTTGATATTGCATACCTTAATCTTGCACATTTTCAAAGACAGGCAGATTTAATTCATAGTTTGCACGTTGCATCTCAACCAATGCTTGTAATGGAAGGTTATGACGATCAGACTAAAGATCTTGCTATTTCTGTTAATTATGCGATGGCAACACAACCTGGAAATAAAATTTACTATGTAGAACCAGCTTCAAGTGCCTTTGATGCTCAATCAGCAGAAATAAAAGAACTACAGATGCAAATGGCTACTCTAGGAATTAGTACATTATCACAACAGAAGTTCGTAGCCGAGTCAGCAGATGCCAGAAGATTGGATCGGGTAGACACCAATTCCATGCTTGCAATGGTATCTATGGAATTAGAGCAAAAACTTCAAAAGGCTTTCAATCTCTCGGCTGAGTATGTTGGAATCGAACCACCAGAAGTGAAAATCAGCAGAGACTTTGACATAGAGAGACTAATTGGACAGGATATTACAGCTTTAACATCACTATTCGATCAACAAGTTATTAATAGAGAGGAGTTTAGGGATATTTTAGTACAGGGTGAAGTGTTACCAACAGCAAATGAGGTCAAACCTGAATAACCTGCTAGAATATTAAATAAGTACTTTAAAACTATGGCTAAATCTTTGGACAAGGTTCTTCAATCTGATGGATCTTACAAGTGGGAACTTGTCGAGCACATTTCTGAAGCAGCGAAAGAAAAAGCTAAAAAGCCTGCAAAGAAAGCAACCAAAGCAAAAGTCGTAACTGAAACACCTACTGAAAATTAATTTATGGCAATCGAAGAAAAAGTAATTCAGCCTGAGTCTGTGACCAACGCTGAACAGCCCGTGGCTGACACTCCTTCACAACCACAAGCCCCAAATCTTGATGCTATCAAATCAGAATATGAAGCACAGGTAGCTGCTGCACGAAAAGAAGCTGCCGAAGCACAAGAAAAATTTAAAGGAATTAAGGGTAAATTAGATGAAGTTTATAAACAAAGAGAAGAAAAACGAACCAAAGAATTAGAAGATCAAGGTCAATGGAAAACTCTTTGGGAAGAAGCAAATAAAACTGCTCAAGAGAAAGAACAGCAGATAATGACTTTATCCCAACAGTTAGAAGAAATGAAAACTTCCAATGAAGTTGCCTCTACAAGAACCACAGCACTAGCAGCTATAAGTAATGTTGGAGCGATAAACGCAGAACAAACTCTGTCATTGTTACAGGGAAAGTTACAAAAAAATGCTGAAGGTAAAGTCGTTGTTCTCAATGGCGGGGTAGAACAGGATCTTAATACCTATCTCAGCAGTCTCAAAAATCCTGGCAGTGGTTGGGAACATCATTTTAAACCAAGTTCTGCTGCTGGAATGGGTGCAAAACCAAGTCCAGTATCTAACAGTGGGGGAGGTCAGGTAAACCCCTGGAAAACGGGCAATCTCACTCAACAAATGATACTATTAGAACAAGACCCACAGCTTGCAGCAGTGCTCAAGCAAGAGGCACAAAAATAGTTAGTTTCCGTGAAACTAATCCCCTTGTCCGTGGCTAGGGTATCGCAAAAGTTTAAAGGTAAATCTGAATGGCTGCTCCGTTTCAGAATTATTCTGGCGGTGTCCTATTAGCGGACATCGTTAAGAGAAATAATCTCAGCACTTACGTTTCCGAAGCTATCAAAGAGCGTAGTGCGTTTATTAAATCTGGTGCTGTTGTGCGTAACGCACTTCTTGACGCAACAGAAGGTGGAACAAGAATCCAAGTTCCAGAATTTAATCCAATCACACCAACTGAAGAAATTTTAGATGGTACAGCAACATGGGGTACAAGTAACTCAGGTCACTTGACACCACAGAAGATTGGAACTGATACACAGATCGCAACTATCTGTCATAGAGGTTTTGCATACGCTGTTGATGATGTAGCTGTATTGGCTGCTGGTGAAGATCCAATGGGTCATATCAGAAACCAAATTGCAGATGCTATCAACAAACTAAATTCTGCAAGACTTTTCAGCTTACTAGATGGTTTATTTGCTTCTGGTACTGGTCCTCTAGGTGCAAACTCACTTGATGTAGCAAAAGCTGGAACAAGTGCTGTTGAAGCAAACTTCTTAACAGCTTCTACTGTTGCAAGAGGAAGATCACTTCTTGGATCAAGAGGAGATGAACTAGATACTTTAGTTGTTCATCCATCTGTTGCTTACTACTTATATCAAGTTGGTATGCTTACATTCTCAACATCTGCTCTATCAACTGGTGGTGCAGTAACTTGGGGTGGTGGCGGTGTCGGTGTTAGTGAAACAAGCATCGGACAATTCGCTGGTATGAATGTAGTTATTGACTCACAGGTTAATACAGTTGCTCCTGGTTCTTCTGGTCATCAGACTGAGTTCCGTTGCTTCTTAATTAAGTCAGGCACAATCCTAGAAGGAGAGCAATCACCATTAGGTATTGAATCAGATAGAAACATTCTTTCCAAGCAGGATGTTATGTCTGTTGATTATCATAGTGCTTATCACGTTATGGGAACTAAGTGGACATCTGCTACTGACAACCCAACAAATGCTCAGTTAGGTAACTCAAATAACTGGGGTATCACATACGATGCCGATTTAATTCCTATCGTTGAGATAATCGTCAACTCACCTCTTGATACAACTAATATTTCTTAGTAGTATTATTTCGGTCATAAAGAAACCTCATCAAATATTGGTGGGGTTTTTTCTTTACGCTACAATAAAACTAAATTACTTTATGGATCGTGGCAGCCACTATAGATGCAACAGTAAAAGGAGAAAGTTCTAATAGCTATGTTACTTTGACCGAAGCTAATAGTTACTTTGAAACTGTACCCGACTCCTCCACCTGGACAGATAAGACAGACGACCAGAAGAACAGATCATTAATATCAGCAACCCGATGGATCGACAGCTTTGTATTCTACGGAAACAGATGTGATGACGGACAGGCACTAAAATTTCCAAGAAATAATTATCAGGTAGATGGAGTAGAGCTATCCTGTTCCACCATTCCTCAAAATATAAAGTATGCACAATTTGAACTTGCAAGAGCATTGGCAAATGATACTGGGGCTATAACTGGTACTACTGGTAAAGACGGTAATTTTAGCGAAGTAAAATTAGGTGATATAGAAGTTAAGTACAATACTGACAGTCAGGGAACAGGATCAATAAATAATATTCTTGATGTTTATCCGTGGCTTCAAAGTTATCTTGGAGCGTATATGCTTGGCGGAGCAGGAACTTTTCAGCTAAGGGCGGTTAGAGGGTAATGGCAGGACAACTAGACACAGCACTAAAACAGATCGCAAAACAAGTGGTGTCTCAACTTGGAGACTCATTAGACACAACCATTATCTACACTAGAAAACTATCTGCAAGTTACAACACATCTACAGGTGCAGTAACCACAAGCGATACAAGTTACACAATAAAAGTTCCCGTAGAGTTTATACAATCTACTGAAGAAACAGGTTTTCAGGAAAATGTAGCCCGTGTTTACATAACACCCGATCTCATAGGAGACAGCCAACCCTTACTATCAGATGAAATCACCCTCACATTCTCTGGATCGACCAGAGTTGCAAAGATAACTGATGTCAGAACTTTGCGTGGTGGGCAAGAGTATCTATTCAGAGTTGACGTTATCTTCTAATGACTTTAGTAAACGCAAGAGCAGCATTTGAAACAGCAATCAAAAACGCAGTAACCACTGCTGACAACACAGTGACAGTAGTTTTTGATAATATGCCTTTCACAACTCCAGGTAAGAATAAAAAATACGTCATGGTAAGTCTCGATTTCACGCAATCCTCTACACAACTTCAAGGTGCAGCAGTAGATTATTACGGAGGGTCTATAACTTGCGGAATAATGACACCAAAAAATAAAGGTACAGCAGAAGGGTCAGCTATAGCCGAGTCAGTAATAACTGGATTAACTTCAGTAAATGCTGCAAATTACACAGATTCCTTCTCGGTTTCTCCCCGTGTATCACAAATCTCTGGACCGAGTACAATAAACACAGAAAGAGAAAGCCATTTTCTATTTGTAGTCAGTTGCACCTTTACCGCCAATGCCTAGTTCTAAAGATATTTCACAGCTAACCAAAGATTTAGAGCAAAATATGATAGCTCTAAAAAGCAAAGTTGCATCGGCTATGGTACAGGATCTTCAAGAGCGTGGACCGTGGTGGACAGGACATTTTGCTACTAGCTGGAAAATAAGTGAAACTCCTGTAGCTCCTGTCAAAAAATCACCTAAACGAAGGCAGATAGGATCAGGAAAAATTCAAGATGCCAACCCATCATTAATGGAGTTTATGAGTGACCCTGACCAGCCTGTAGGTAGTGTATATGATCAGATACGAACTAATCGTCAGTTACCTAAACGTAAACGAGCCAAAAAAGTTCCTTTAGAAAAACCTTTATTTGTAGGTAACGCAGCCGAATATGCTGGTTTTGCAGTGAATAATCCAGGGGCTACAGCACCAGTTGGCGATCCAGATGGAGTAACTTACGATAGACACGCACAAATAGTAGATCGCATAACACCTCCCAGTGGAAGCCCTGATTGGTACAAGATATACTTACAGACAGAGCAATTCAATGAAGCAATACTTTTAGGACTTAGCGAAACTTTCAAAGGAAAGCATACTCCTGTCAATAATTAGGGTTAAGCTATACTACAAGAATAGATTTAATTTTTTATGTCACCAGAAAGAGCAATCGACAAATTGAAGAAAGCCTTCAATGTAGAAGAACGCAGTAGCTACTCCATTTTTAAGGGAGAAGAACTCGTCCTCAAGATATTCTGGTCGCCTCTAACCATAGCCGATAGAGACACTATAAACAGTACATTAGTAGCTATGAACAAAGGGCAGGAAGAGGGAAGCCTCGACTTTGCTTTACAAGTTATTCTTACAAAAGCTGAAGATGAATCAGGAGTAAAGATGTTTTCATCAGCAGACTTACCAGCACTTAGAAGAGAAATACCAATGTCAGTTTTAGTGGACATTATGACCAAGATGCAGGGAGTGGGCGAGGAGGAAAGCCCCGATGCCGTAAAAAGCTAAACTCAAAAAGGACAACTTTGTTTATCTACAGTTTTTCATAGCCGAAAAACTAGGCTATACCCAAAGAGAAATAAGAGAAAAAATGTCAGTTCAAGAACTGTATGCTTGGAACGCTTACTTTGAAATAAAATCTGAACGGGAAGAAGAAGCCTACGAAAAAGCAAAAAGACAGGCTCAATATCGCAAAGTACGCTAAACTTTTAATATCTAATAGAATCTGCGGTGGCTGCTTCAAATTACAGCGTAAATATAACTTTAAATACTTCTTCCGCTAGAAATTCTCTGCAAGCTCTTGAGAAAAGAATAAATACACTAAGAAGAAATTTAAACGAACCCCTTAAAATAGACTCCAGAGTATCAAAAATACAGGAAAAAATAGCTAAGAGTAAAGATGCTCAGAAAGCATCAATGATTGAAACTAGGAGACTAGGAGATCAAGTACAGAAACTAGCTGACAAGGGGTTAAAAGTAGATAAAGCAAGAGCAGCCATAAGGAAAGCAGCAGCATTAGATTCCAAAAATCAATTAAAGGCAGCAGCAAGTCAAAGAAAAATAGCCGAAGATGAGTTAAGGATTCAAACCGACATAACTGAAGAAATAGCAAGAAGAACTAAATTAATTGCTTCGGGGCAGTTTGCAGGAGGTAAAAACTTTGGTCAGATAGGTGGGTCAATCGGACCTGCATTACCTCCAGGAGCAGGAGGAACAACAGGAGGTGGAAGAGGTTTTGATTTTCAAAGTGCCATAATTAGTGGTGGTTTTCCCCTACTATTCGGGCAAGGTCCATTTGTCGGTGCTGCTGGTGCATTAGGTGGTGGTTTTGGCGGGATGTTCGGGCAGATGGGAGGTTTTGCTGGAGGTATTGCAGCTACAGCAGCAGCTACAGCAGTGCAGTCATTTACAGTAGAGACAGGAAAATTAGGAGCAGCTTTAAATGACGCAACAAAGGATGTTGAAGCAGTATCAGCAGCGTTAGGTATTACAGGCACAGAATTTGAAAAACAACTGCAAACACTCCAAAAATTAGGAGGCGAAGAGGCAGCTTTTGAAGCAGCAAGACAAAAGATGATTAATCTAGTTGGACAAGAAGGAGTAACAGCCTTACAAAACTTTGGTAAAGGAGTAACCGATTTAAGTAATGAGTTTACTAAATCAATGACAATGTTAAGATCTTCACTGGCTGAATTTATAGGCAGCCTCGGAGTATTTGAAAGATTTGTAAATGCTGTAACAAATAGAAATTTAAGAACACAGGCATCTAAATCCACAGACCCTAACATACAAAAACTACTTAAAGAACTAAAAGAATCTGAGGGAATAGAAGCAGCAGAGGCACGTTTAGGCATGAAGCCAGGATCATTATTAAAAGAAAAAGGATTTAGATCATCTGATGTTATATCTGAGGAACTTTTAAATGCTCAAAAACTTGCAAATAAGGAAAAAGAAAGAAAGCTAGTAAACGACTTATTAGGAAAGAGCCAAAAACAAAGAGTCGATAAAATAAAAGAAGAGATAGCTTTACTAGAACGTACTTTTCATTTAAACTCCTCAGATTTTGAAATAGAAAAGCAGATATTAGAGATGAAGAACGAGGGAGGAGTAACAGACGAAAATGAACTTAGAAGAAATTTAAGATTACTAGAACAGAAAAAGGAAGAACGGAGATTGGCGGAAGAAACTGCACAAGCATTTAAAGATATGGCTCAAACAATATCTACAGATATAGCAGACGGCATACAGGGTATGATCCGTGGAACGTCTACCCTAAACGATGTTCTTAGAAATGTATTAGACAAACTCATAGACGCATCATTCAATATGGCTTTCTTCGGTAATATGCAGGGATCGCTTGGAGGTGGTGGAGGATTATTCGGTTCAGTTCTTGGAGGACTCGGTGGAATATTTGGTGGAGGTAAAAATAAAACGGTTTCCAGCAAGTCATTTACTCCTAGCCCAGATTTCAATCCCTTTGAGGCTGCTCCTGGTATGTTCTTTGAGTTTGCAAAAGGAGGCAGACCTCCTGTTGGTAGACCATCAATAGTAGGAGAGAAAGGACCAGAGTTATTTGTACCAGATAGAGCAGGAACTATTATTCCAAATAATCAGTTAGGTGGCGGAACAAATATAGTAGTAAACGTAGATGCTTCTGGTTCTTCTGTTGAAGGTGATGAACAACAGGGTAGAGAACTTGGTCGTCTTATATCTGTAGCGATACAATCTGAGTTAGTACAACAGAAAAGACCTGGAGGTTTACTTGCATAATGGCTACCTTTCCCTCGATTACTCCCAGATACGGACAACAAAAAAGATCCGCACCAAACACCAGAGTTGTAAGATTTGCTGATGGTTTTGAACATAGAATATTATTTGGACTTGCACAACATCAGAATCCTAAAGTTTTTAATCTTACATTTGAAGTCAGTGAAACAGATGCAGATACCATTGAAACTTTTCTTGATGCCCGTGCAAATGATAGTGATAGCTTTACTTTTACCCCTCCAGGTGAAAGTTCTTCATCAGAGTTTGTATGTGATGCTTGGTCTAAATCTATTCCATATTTAAACAGGGCTACAATACAGGCTACATTCAGAGAAGTATTTGAACCATGAGTACTGCTCCTATAATTACTGATCTGCAAAAGATCAATCCATCAGCAGTTATTGAATTATTTACACTTGTCACCACAACAGCCTTACATGGATCGAACACAACCTATAGATTTCATGCTGGTACGAATCTTAATTCAAATGCAGATATAATCTGGGCTGGTAATACATACACAAAAATGCCTATACAGGCTGAAGGTTTTGCATATAAAAATGGACAACTACCTCGTCCAACTCTTACTGTCAGTAATGCAATAGGAACAATATCTGCAATATTAATATCTGTAAACAATACCACTACAGGTAATGACCTGACAGGTGCTACCGTCACAAGGATTAGAACTTTGGCACGTTATCTTGATGCTGCTAACTTTTCTGGTGGTAGCAATCCATTAGGAACACCAGATCCTACAGCAGAGTTTCCGCAAGAAATTTACAAAATAGATAGAAAATCAGCAGAAAACAGGGAAGTTGTAACTTTTGAATTAGCTGCTGTTTTTGATCTTGCAGGAGTCAGAGCACCTAAAAGACAGGCAACCCGTTCTATATTCCCTTCTATTGGTACATTTAACGCATGAATTGGAAAGATGATGCTCTCGCTCATGCGAAAGACCAAGACCCTAAAGAATCTGTAGGTTTATTATTAAATATCAAAGGAAAACAAAGATATTATTCCTGTAATAATTTATCAATGACTGCTCATCAATGTTTTATTCTTGATCCAGAAGATTATGTAAAGGCCAGTAATATTGGTGATATTGTTGCTATTGTTCATTCTCATCCTGTTACTCCTGCTGTTGCCAGTGAAGCAGATAAGATAAGTTGTGAGCATAGTAATCTTCCGTGGTACATTGTTAATCCCAAGACAGAAGAATGGGGATATTATGCACCTACTGGGTATAAAGCACCATTATTGGGTCGTCCGTGGGTCTGGGGTGTCACCGATTGCTGGTCACTTGTCAGGGATTGGTATAAAGAGGAAAGAGGTATTGAACTTAGAGATTGGGAAAGGCCATTGACACCAGAAGATTTTTTGAAAGATCCTATGTTTGAAAGATGTGCATGGAGAACTGGTTTTAGACAGTTGAGACAGGAAGAAAAGTTAGAGAAAGGAGATTTATTGTTTATGTCAATCATGGCAGATGGTTTAAATCATGTGGCTTTATTTTTAGGAGATGAAATTTTACATCATTTAACAGATAGACTATCTTGTAGAGAACCTTATTCTCAATGGTTATTAAAATGTACTGGAGGGAGGTATCGTTATGCTTCGTAAATTAAAACTTTATGGAGAATTAGCAGAATTTATCGGACATAAAGAATTTGAGGTAAAGGTAAATTCAATATCACAAGCAGTAAGTTTTCTTGTTTGTAACTTTCCAGAATCAGAAGCGTATATAGCAGAAAGGTCTTATAAGGTTTTGGTTGGTGATTATGAAGTGGGAGAGGATGAACTTGCACATCCCATAGGACAATCTGATCTACATTTTGTCCCTGTTATTGCTGGTGCTGGTGGAACGACAAAAAAGATATTGTTAGGTGCAGTACTTATTGGTGTTGGTATTGCATCGGGGGGAACAGGTTTCGCCTTAAATGCAACACAGGGATTTGGTTTTTTTGGAGGTAGCTTGGCAGCTACAGCAGGAAATATAGGTGTAGCTTTAGTACTATCAGGAGTTTCAGATATGCTTACTCCAACACCAAAACCAGTAGATTTTTCTTCTGAGCAAGATCCTAGAATATCATTCAAATTCAGTGGCATACAGAATACATCAAGAGCAGGTACTCCTGTTCCAATAGTTTATGGTGAAATATTTACAGGAAGTGTTGTAATAAGTGCAGGTGTTGATACTGAACAGGTGAGAGCATGACAAACAATCCTAAAATCATTAGAGGTGCTGGTGGTCCTCCCCCACCATCT